TATTCGTATTCTTTGGGGTGGCTGATGGGGCTCGAACCCACGACAACCGGAATCACAATCCGCGCCTAAGTCCAATGTTTGCGCGCTTGTCGGGCGAGTTCTGGTGATATGAACATGCTGCCAGCCGCCATTTTTGCCCAAGGCTGCCGGCCTTTGTCACCATACCCTAATCGTCCATCCCCGGCCAGTCGCAGAGCCTTGCGCCCAATTCGTTGTGCATCAGGATCTGCCGTGCCGTAGGATCCGTCAGAACATCCCCAGGATCGATGTAAATCACTTTGGCCACCGAGCAGAATTCAGCGCCCATCGGCTCCCTTGTTGCGCATCCACCGACGCCGAAGCTCAGCAGCAGCCCCGCCATCAGGCATCCGGTCAATCTTGGCTTGAACATCGCGACTTTCCTTGGCGGCTTCCACCGCCTGCTTGTTGATCTGCTCTCGGAGTTCCTGGCGGCCATCTGCTTTTCCCTTCATGCGTACCCCGAAGTACGCCAGGACGATGGCAAAGACACCTGCGATGTAGGGCCAGAACTCGACTAGTAACAGGCTCATGGCGACACCCATAGGAATTCAGGCTTGCAACCGCGCTCCAGTTTCGCCTGGACCTTGCTGGCGGCTTCGGCCTTGGTGATAACTCCGTCTTTATTGGCATCCAGCCCCGAGTTCTGGCGGTAGGTAGTCGGCCGCTCCGACTGTGCCCATAGAGGGGACGATTCCGGTTTGCCAATTGCCGCAGGCCACAGGATCGCCATGTAGACATCGCTCAGGGTCTTCAAGCGGCCCTTATACGGCTGGAAGTATTTCTCCACCCAATCAAGCTGTTCCACGGCAGAGAGCGCAGCCAGGTTTCCAGTAGCGGTCCCTAGGCCCCGCGCCGTGGCTGGCATGAACTGAATCAGCCCAACTGCCCCGCTACCTGCCGCGTTGTAGATGCTGGGGGAGAATGTCTCGCCTGACTCAAACGCCATGCAGGCCATCATATGGTCAGGTTCGATACCGAGCCGGTCACACAGACTTATCACTTTCGCCCGAAACTCTGGGCTTACCTTCTTCCCCCACGCCAGGCTGGCTAAGCTTGGTCTGCTTGACGACTCGGGCGAAGATCCCAAGGGCGATGAGGCCGATTCCGAACCATTTGACGTAGCCGGGCGGAATCGATTCCCGAATATCGACCGGAAGAATGCTCCAAAGTTGAATCGCTGCATCTGGAACCGCCGTAATGTAGGAGAAGAAGACCAGGGCAAGCGCCTGGATTTGGACCGAAGACATACGCCAGAACTGACGCCATTGCGGAATGAGCTTCATCGCACACACCTACTCATCGTTGAGAGTTTTTGATACATCGGATGCCCCCCCTTTTGAGAGCATCTTTGAAATCAACTTCCACTCGCGGTCCTTTCTGGCGTTGTCGTTTTTTATGAGCAACACGTCTGTCTGCATGGAGTTCATCGTCCCGATCACTTGATCCAGCTGGTTCACGCTTCGATTGCCGAACCAGATGTATCCACCACTCAGCAACGAAGCCGTAAAGAAGGCCGCAGCGCCCCAGGCGTAGAGTTTGTCTACTCGTCGTTCCAGCACAGATACCCGGTTCACCAAGTCACCGTAATGGGGCTGTTCCATTTGGGTTCCTACAGTTGGATTTTGTCGGCAGCGATGAAGAGCTGATCAAGCATCGCGTCATCCCACCCCAGCGCGGCGCTACCGGCCGCCAGCGCGGGACTGTCACGCCGGAAGGTCGTTCCCTTCTGGAACGCAAGGCGGTGCAGCACATTGGTGTCCGGATCTTCCGCCCAAGCTTGCACGTCGTCATAGAGGCCGGCAGCCATGAGCGTGGCATATGCCTGACCGGCGGATACTTCCTGCGGCACGTCCGACAACGGCGGATCACGTGGCTCAAGTACCCCTCCTTCCGCCTGCCACGCCAGGAAGGCCTGATAATCCGCATTAAGCATGTCAACCGGAATAAACGCCCCGTCCGCCCGCTGAATGATCTCGTCTGTGATGGACTTGTACATTTACAGCTCCGAATTCAGTGTCATCGACGTGAAGGTGACGACGCTGCCGCCCGCCGCGACGGCCGAGGCATACACGTTCAGCGTGTTGACGCTCACAGTTGAAAGGGCGGCATTCGCCGCATTGGAGAAGGCCACAGGCCCGAAAATCACGGTTGGCGCGACACGCATCTGTGAGAACGGAATCGGCCCCCCGAACTGACGCCCGGCCGCTGTGGTGTCCCCTCTGAAGGAGGCAGTCCCCAGAGCCTTGAAGTAGCGATCACACAGCGACTGCTCAATGGCGGTCGGCCGAGACTCGAATGGGGTGGCCTTGGCTCCATATTCGAGTTGCACGTTGCTCAACTCCAAAGTCGCCGCGTTGGTGCTAACTAGACGGACCGAACCAACCGCGCGCGTTGTCTCCGTTGATTGCCAGATGTCGGTTGCGCCCTCTGAAGACGAACCGCTGCCAAGGTCGAAAACCACTTGCAAACCAACCCCATCTGTTCGATTCCAGTTTGCTACGCCCGACTGATCCATTGGGATCTGCACCTGTTTAAATTCAGGCGTACCTGCAATCGCGACAGCGAAAGTCGTTGCATAGGACCGGAAACCGGGCGAGCCGCTATTCAGGAATGCCACGCTGTACGTCCCCGCAATGGAAGCCTTGACCCAGAAGCTCAAGGTCATGGTTCCTCCCCACAGTGAGCCCAGCGCGAAATTTAGAAGGTCCTGCCCTTCAATCAACTGAGCAAACCGGTTCTTGTCTCCGGCCGCCACGGTCGCTGCAGCGTTGGACGTTATCCGTGCTGAAAATGCCCCAACACGCCCTTGCCCATAATCAGCAGAAGCAGCGATCTGCGCAACGGTCACAGTCGCCGTTCCACCAAGCCCGACTTTCCACCGGTCAGCGGAATACGGGAACGTGGCCACAGACGCCGCCGTCATTGGGCCGACGCTGGTCCCGCGCTGCCAGACCCGAAAACACCCGTTGATGATCCGGTTTCTGGAGGAGTACGAGCCGCTGTCGAACCCCTTTTCATAGTCGGAGACATACCGGGTCCCGTCCCAGTTCATCCATCCGATGGGAGCGACGTACACAGGGCTTCCAACATCGGTTCCGGGGACATTTGGATAAGACGGGATTGTGCCGGACTGGCCGGAACTGGCCACGTTATCCTGTGACCAAATAAGCGCGTCACTCGCGTCCTTCAAGACAAATGTGTAAAGCAACCCTTCCGTAAGAAAAACAACAGCCTCACCGCGCGCATCCAGGATGATTGGGTTGGTGTTCGCAATCGTCCCAGCAGCATCCTGATAGGTCGCCTGGGGCGTCGTTGTCGTATTGGCATACGTGTACAACCTCCCGCCGACAAGCGGATTACCAAAGGCGTCTATGGCTGCAAAACGCGGGGAAATGTAGGCCGATGCCATTACTACCTCTTCAAAAGAAAAGCCCCGCATATGGCGGGGCTGCTATATTTACGGGATGGAAAATTACGTGCCAGTTTCTCTACTTGCCTATCTCGCGTTCTGCTTGGTCAAGGGAATTTGGGATGGCTTCTGCGAATCACCGACTATTGGCGGGCGTCTTGACCCCCATACCCAGCGACCCTCCAACACTGACGGATGGATAGAGGAGTCGCTCCAATCCCCCGAGGCCAGGGAGTGGTCGCGGCGCACTGGCTGCACGCTCGAGAGCCGCAAGCCCTGATCCTCCTTCGTTCAAAAGAAGGCGCGCCAGGCGATTCTGGATATCTTCGTTTCCAGCCCGCATAAGACCAGTAGCCGCAGCGCCTAGACGATTGCCGGCCACTGCGCCGGCTGCCGCACCAGCAGGGCCACCAAGAAGCAATCCTAGTCCCCCGCCTGCAATAGCCCCAGGTCCAATGGCTGACGCCACCTCTCCCGCTCGGCCAGGGAGCAGGTTAGCCAGCACGTTCTGCATCGCCAAGTTCTGGGCCGTATTCGTGCCAATTGATCGGCCAGCCTGCGCTTGCGCTTGCCGCAACAGGTCATCCCGGATTTCTGTAAGCGCAGCGACCTTTTCTACGGTCACAGACTTCGCCTCATTCATCCCGGGCTTTTGCTGCGCCTTCTCCAAATTCCGCAGAGCGTTCTGAACCCTTGCGAGCGTTATGTTGCCCTGCGCGTCCGTTAGATTCATCCCCTGCAGGAATGACATCTGATCTATATCGCGAGAAGCTGCTGAATAAGCCTGCCTGGCCTCTGCGTAGCCCGGTATTTCCCTATCCATCATGTCAACCAAGCGGCTCTTCACTTGCAGGACGTTGGCGGCCTTTCCGTTCTCGCCTGCGCGCATTGCTGTATTGATCTGGTCATCCAAGGCCATCTTGATACGCTGCAATCCGACTCCTGAAACATATGTCTCAGGGGTCCCCATTTGGCCGCCCCGGTTGGCATTCGTCCGGTTAGCCACCTTCGTCTCCAAGGAACCACCCGAGTTCTTGGCCATCCGCTCAGCTTCAGCAAACGCACTTTGGAAGGCGGGAGTTTTGCGTAGTGCTGCATATTCGGTATTGGCTACGGGGATGCCAACATGCGTATTCAGATAGCCGTCAGAGGCCGCTGCAGACCGAGTGGCCCGAGCGGACGCAAGATCATCCGCTGTCCCACGGATAGCCGACATAGCGTCTTGGCGAGCGAGTTGATTCGCCTCCTCCCGTGCGACAAACGGTGTCGGTTCCAGGTCGCGAATGGTGCGTTGCAGATTGGCTATCTTGGGATTCCCGGTAATTTCTGCCAGCGTCGGTTCTACACCCTCTACGAATTGCTCAACGCGGCCTCTCTGGGGACCACCAGCAGCCATACGCGCAAGGATGTTCTTCGCGATTTTCTCCCGCCCAGCTTCGGAAAACGGAGCGGCTGCGGCCTGAATGTTTCGTCCAATATAACGACCGGTTGCGCCAATCGCTTGGCCGAGTGAGGGGGTAACCGCTCCTAAAACTGCGCCCGCAAGAGCGTTCTTGGAAGATTGTTCATCATATTCACCGCCAGATACCGGCGCCGTCGCGCCATAGCCTGCGCCGACCAAGCCGCTACCAGCTCCGGTGCCGATAGCCGCCCCGAGGCGGGGAGCCATCGGCAATGCGCGTGCACCAAGCTGGGCACCCGTCACCATGGGGGCCGCCAATGCGGAGGGACCACCTGCCATGGAAAGAGCTATGTTTCCACCTAGGCGCCCAACTCCAGCAGCGATAGATCCAGGCGTCTGCGCCTGATAGTCAGCCTCCCGTTGCGCGACCTCTTCATCTCGTGCAGAAACGTTCCCCTGAACGCGACTAGCTAGATCTGTCCCAGCAAGTTGGTCAATGGCGCCGAGTATCTGCTGGCCTTGATGCATCGACGATTGGGCTATCCCAGCGGGGACATCACCAAATCCCTGGGCCACCCCTTGCCCTAACTTTCGAACACCTGCCCCCAGGCTCTCTATAGTCCCGAGAACAC